GTTTAATTATTTAGAAACTTTAGAAGACATGAGATACCAAACACTTAAAGAATTCTTTGAAGATACAATTGAACAAGATGATTTTAGAAAACTAAAAGATGGATATGTTGTATTAGATTCTAAAACAAATGTTTGTTATTTCAAAAGAACTACATTAGATAATTGGATGAAGAAGAAAATGAATAAAGCATTCAATAATTCTATGGAAGCTTTGAGATTATTAAATTGTAAACGATTAGAATACCATGAGGGGGAGAAAAATATTTGGGCAGTTGATATGCCAGAGTTTATCAATCACCAAGAAATTAAAAAACATAAACCAAAGAAAGTTGATACATCATTAACGGAGATGGACGATGACTACCACACAGGAAAGTTTAGAAATCCAAAGGCTGAAAAACCTACACAAGAAAACGATTAAAATATATGGCCCACCAGGAACAGGTAAAACCTATACTTTGATTGAAAGGATTTTAAAAAAATATTTGAGAAACGGAACAAGACCAGAAAGAATTGCTTTCATTTCTTTTACTAACAAAGCGGTTAACACTGCTGTTGAAAGAGCCTTGTCTACTTTTCCACAGTACACTATAGAAAATTTTACAAGATTTAAAACTCTCCACAAATATTGTCGTAGATATTTTCAAGAAGAAGTATTTGATATTAAAAGCTGTATGATTGATTTTGCATTACAGGAAAGTATTTTAAAACGATCAGATAATAGATTAGAAGATGATGAGTTTATCTATAAAGATTGGTCTTTATCTATTTATGATAAGGCAAGAAACATGATGGAAGACCCTATTAAAGTTTACAAAAGAGAGTCTTATAAGAAAGATAACATCGATGTATTTCAAAGAAAGATATCTACTTATGAACATTATAAAAATGGTGGTGGCGAATCATCATTTATAGATTTTACCGATATGATTTCAAAAGCTATTGATGAAATAGATTTTCCTGCATTAGATGTTTTGATATTAGACGAAGCTCAAGACTTTACACCTCTTCAATGGTCTGTGTTATTTAAAATAGCAAATAAATCAAAGAGAATTTATTTAGCAGGAGATGATGATCAAGGAATCTATCAATGGAATGGAGCTGATTCAAAATATTTTACAACTTATTTTCCAGGCAGAAAGGTTGTACTAAGAAAGACTAGGAGATTTGGAGAAGCTATACACCATTTTACAGAAATAATTAGAAGAGGAATTATAGATTCAGAAGAGAAAGAATACCTACCATCAGATAAAGAGGGTGCTGTCAAAAGATATTTAAATTTCAAAGAGATAGATTTTAATCAAGAAGGTACATGGTACATCTTAGGACGAGTTAATAAAGTTGTTAATGAACTTAGAATGGCTGCTAAAGAAGCAGGTTTATACTTTGGAGATAATAAAAATAATAAATCTTTTGATCGTAAACAATGGCAGGCCATAAAAGCTTGGACAGCTATATCTAATGGTAAATCAATTAATAAAGCTGATGCTGAGGTTATGTTTAAATACATAAGGGATTTAGAAAAAGACGCTTACAGACAAGATAAATTTTGGATGGGAGAGCCAGATTTTAAAACCTATAACTTTGAAGAACTTAAAGATTGGTGTGGTTTAACTGTGCCAGATGAAAAGAAAAACAAAGAATGGTGGTGGATTCTTCGTAGGAATTTTACTTCAAGACAAAAAATATATTTCATAAGATTACTAAAACGCTATGGCCAACAGCAATTAAATGAAGAGCCTAAAATTATTATTGATACTATTCATAGTGTCAAAGGTGGCGAAGCTGACCATGTTGTTCTTGCAAGTAAAAATGATTACGCATCTGACTTTGGCCGTAAAACAAAATTAGATAAAAGTGGAGAGCGAAAAGTTTACTACACAGGTGCATCAAGAGCAAAAAACACTTTACATATTTTATCAACTGACTATAAGTATCATTACCCAATTGGTAAAGATTATTTAATTTATTTAGAGGAAACAAGATGACCAATAAAGATTTATTAGAAGAAGCATTTCCACAATCAAAACAGATTGGCGGGAATCATTACAAAGAATTTCACATTCAACCTTATGAATTTATATCAAAGAATAATCTCTCATTCTTTCAAGGTAATGTTATTAAATATGTTTGTAGATATTTAAATAAAAATGGTATCGAAGATTTAGAAAAAATAAAACATTATTGTGATTTAGAAATATTAAAACTAAAGGATTTAAAAAAGAAAAAATAATGAGTTGGGAAGAGTTTAAAAGATTAGCAAAAATAACAGAAGAAAACTTTGCAAAAAATTTAAAGGATCCTGTCTGGGCAGATAGTAAACAAGATATGTTTGAGCATTGGGATGTAAAAGGAATTTTAAATGGGGAACTCTTAAAGTTTGATGTTAAAGGAATGAAAAAAATAAATCGTTCAGATCAAGATAAACAAGATGATATTACATGGATTGAAGGAACTAATGTAAGAGGTAAACCTGGTTGGATAAAAGGTAAGGCAGACTACATTGTTTTCGAAAGAACAGATTACTGGTTAATAGTTAAAAGAAAAGAATTATTTGAATTTATTTGGAATAAATTAGAAGAAAATAATTTTAAAAAAGGTAAAGGAATATATGAAATTTATCAACGTCAAGGCAGGCTTGATAAAATTACTATGGTTCCTTTTAAAGATGTTGAACAAATTGATAATATAAAAAAGAAGAAGTGACACGAAGTATAAGAAAACTAATAGTTAAATTAAGAATGTGGTACGCAGATATAAGAGGACATCACGGTAAAAAATGGAACTATGAACCTAGTGAATGGTACATGGGTCAACATAGAAAAAGAAAAAAATAATGCCAACTTCTAGAACAATTATAAAACATATATCAGTAGATAAAGTTAAATTTACTTTAGAAATATATCCTGCAAGAGAAGGTTGTTCGGGTACAGAAGGCCCCTTTTGGGAAATCTTTCCTGAAGACTATCACGCAGCTCTTTATGCTTTCAGTAATAAAGATAAGTTAAATAAATTAATTGAACAAAAATTTTTATGATTAAGATAAGATACTATGCACCCATTGAAGAGGTAACTAAGTATGTTGCATCAAAAGCTAATGGAAAAGTTTTAGAATTAGGGCCAGGTCAAGTACCTTTTGAAAAAGCAACTCACTTTTGTGGACACAGCGAAGAAGAAAAATCTCGATTTAAAAATTATTCAATGTGTGATTTCTCATCCCAAGTTTTCCCATACAAAGATAAGGAGTTTGATTTCGTATATGCGAGACATGTTGTAGAAGATTTATATAATCCTAAACATTTTTTAAAAGAATGTAAAAGAATAGCTAAAGCAGGTTATTTTGAAACTCCATCACCTTTAGTAGAAACTTCTAAATATATAGAGGGAGATAAAAGTGAGCACAAGGGTTATCATCACCATTTTAGTTATGTGTGGTCTAGATTTAAAGAAATAAACTTATTACATAAATATCCAATAAGTGAATATGTTGATGTTAAATTAAGCTCTGACCAATTTTTAGATGATAAGTTTATGTGGAACAATTATTTTTTATGGCAAGATGATTTTTTAATTAAACATTACGAACATGAAAAAAATTTTAATACAATAAAAGATTATCCAAATCTAATGGCCAAAGCTATTAATGAAGGGATTTATAATTCATTAAGATTTAAAGAAGAGGTTTTAAATGTTTAAACCAACTGAATTAAATTTTAAGTTTTACGATAAATTAAAGAGTTTTAATGTTGAATTAAATAATATCGTAGATGGAGGTTGTCATGAAGGTTTATGGACTAAAAAAATAAAACAAATTTATCCTAATGCTAATTATTATTTAATTGATGCACAAGATATTTTTAAAGATAAGCTTAATGAATTAGGTACTTTTTATCATACTGCTTTAAGCCAATATAATGAAAACAGGGATTTTTATTTTGCAACAGATAAAAATAAAGCAACTGGCTCATCATTATATGAAGAAAATTCAAATATGACTTTTAATAAAAAAAATATAAAGACACAAAAATTATCTGATGTTTTACCTAATAAAGTTTACGATGTAATAAAACTTGATTTACAAGGTGCTGAACTAGAAGTAATTGAAGGATCTTTAGATTTATTTGAAAAAACAAAGTGGGTGCAATTAGAGTGTCCTGTTTACAATAACAACAAAGGAGCCCCTTCATTTGAACATTATATTAACTACATGGCTAATTGTAATTTCAAAGTATTTGATATTGATAATGTATTCATAAATGGAAAGCTAATGGGTATAGATTTTATTTTTAATAACCAATCCCTTCCTCAAGTTACTTCATTAGAGGGAGAAATTCACTACAAGGACACACAATGAGTTTACAATTAGTATTTAATATGAAGAAGAATATGTGGTCAGCACCAAATGAGTTTAAAGATTTGTCTGGTTATTCTGAAATCGCTATAGACTTAGAGACAAGAGATGAAGGTATTAATAAAAGAATGGGTGCAGGTTGGGCATCGAATAATGGAGAGATCATAGGGTTTGCTGTTGCTGTAGAAGGTTGGCAAGGTTATTTTCCTTTTGGTCATTTTGGTGGTGGTAACTTAATACCCGAACAAGTGAAACAATATATGAAAGATGTTTGTTCTTTACCTGCAACTAAAATATTTCATAACGCACAATACGATGTCGGTTGGTTAAAAGCATCTGGTATCGAGGTCAAAGGTAAGATTGTAGATACCATGATAGCGGCAGCATTGATTGATGAGAATAGATGGAGTTATTCTTTAAATGCTTTATCGGTTGAGTATCTTGGAGAAGTAAAAGCTGAGAATGATTTAAAAGAGGCAGCGGCCTCACATGGTGTTGATGCTAAAGCTGAGATGTGGAAGTTACCTGCTGAACATGTTGGACATTATGCGGAACAAGATGCACGGCTCACGCTCCTTTTATGGCAACGATTCAAAGCTGAAATAAGAACACAATCTTTGGAAACAATTTGGGAACTCGAATCTAATCTACTTCCAATATTAATTGAAATGAGATTCAAAGGTATTGATATCAACTTAGAAAAAGCTGAACAACTAACCAAAGAATTTGTAGGACAAGAAAAAGTATTATTACAGAAAATAAAAAAGTTAACGGGTAAAGATATAGATATATGGGCTGCTCGACAAATTGGCGAAGCTTTCGACAAACTTGGTATAGAGTATCCAAGAACTGAAAAAACAAAAGAACCATCTTTTACTCAAAATTATTTATTCAACTCTCCTCATGAGATATCAAAACTTATCGTACAAGCTAGAGAAGTCAATAAATTTCATGGAACATTTTTACAAGGATTAATCAAATATAATCACAAAGGTAAGATACACGCTGAGATAAACCAACTGAGATCAGATAATGGCGGAACTGTGTCAGGAAGACTATCGATGTCTAACCCTAATTTACAGCAAATTCCTGCTAGAAATAAGGATTTCGGGCCGAAGATAAGGGGTTTA